GCCATGTCCAGACCGGAGGTCTTGGTGGCCTGCTGGAGGGAGTTGAAAAGGTCCGTAGCACGGAGGATGTCGGTGAGCCCGATGACCTGGCCGTACTGGGCGAGGGACTTGTCGAGCTTGTTGAGCGCCAGCGCGCGGTAGTTCGCAGAGCTGATCGCGGTACCCTCAGACGAGATCGTCTGGACGCCCGAGATGCTAGGCGACCCGAAACGGAACATGGAGATGGCCTTGTTGCCGTTGTTCTTGGGGATCGGCGCCTTCATCGCGAACTGATCGAGGATCGTCTCCTGCTGGACGATGCTGAGCAGCTCTTTGCTGAAATAATTCTGGAACTGGTTGGTGAGCGTGGTTGATGTGGTTACTGGCATAACAAGTTACGGTATGGTGCCTCAGTCTAGTGAGCGGTCGAATTCCCGCGACGCCTTCATCAGACGTTCCCGCTGCTCCTTGAGCGAGAGTTTGGCAAAGTCACTTTCCTCTGCCTTGAGCGGTCCGGCCGGCACACTCTTACCTATGGCTGTTTTCTTCTGGAGCTTGTCTAGCTGCTCCTTGAGAGCCTTGTTCTCCGATTCAATGGCCTGAGCCCGAGTCGCAGTGTCATGCAGCTTCACAAGCTCCACGGCGTGAGTCAGCCCGTCAGGGATGGTGGTCAGCACCTTGTAGTTGTTCAGAAGGCCAACGACCTTCTTGTACTGCTCGGAGTTCTGATCCTTCAGCCACGGCTCCTTCTCGCTCAGGCGGGCATATGAATCCTCCCAAGACTTTTGGAACTGTTGCTGCTGGAGTTTGACTTGGTGTTCACCGGCTGCCTTGCGAGCAGCGTCTGCCTTGGCTCTGGCGGCCTGGGCGAGTTCGCGATCCCCATCTGCATCGAACTCCTTTGCGGCCTGCTCATAGTCCTCGGCTGTGAACCCCTTATCGTCCCGGAACTGGTTGGTCTGGCTGGTCTCGGCGGTCTGCCGGGACTTCTGCCATTCCTCACGTTCGCGGGCCAACGCCTCCTTCTGGGCCTTGATAGCCTCCTTCTCGGCGTTGATTTCCGACCAGGTCTTGGCCTTGCGAGCCTCCTCCTTGGCGAACTTGGACTCCTTTTTCTGCGGTTCGGACTTGGGCTCCTGTTTCGGAGCTTCGGTCTCTTTCAAGGAACTTGCCTCTGGGGTTTCCTCGGTATTGCTGGACTCGGTGCTGGCGGAATCCTCCACAGGAGAACTCGCATCGGGGCTCTGCGCCTCGGGTTGAGGCTCAGGGGTTTCCCGATTGTCGATATCGACACCGGCATCGAAGTCCCTCGCCATCGAGAGCACTCCATCAGCGGTTAATGCTTCACTCATGTGCTATGTAACTCGTTAGCCAGACTGCACGCTCTGGCTACCGTATTTGTGATACCCTAAGTGATCGTATCCTGACCGGTATCATTGTCAGAATCCGAGATAGCTGATTCATCGGCCATCATCTCGATGACCTTGACCAAGCTGGCCTGACCCATGGCAAAGCCTGCTGAGTATTGCAAATGGTTTTTGTCGACCAGCGCCGACGCATTCTGCATGAGAACGGTATTGAGCAATGCGTCCCTGAACTTCTTGCCGGTCTCCGATTTGAAGAAGGCGGCCAGCGCGATTGCGTCTGTCTTTTCCCATGGAAGTGGATTCACCCAGCATTGATGCCGGCTGAATGTCCATGCTGCCTTGAGCTTTGAGATGAAACGGATCATGCGGCTTTCCTGCGTCCAGCGGCTGCACGGCGCATGAATTCAGCGGCACCGAGCTTCTTGCGTCCGATCCATGCGGCCAATGCCTTCGGATCGTCGGCACCCTCTTTCTTGAGTGTTTTTGCGAGTTTACTGAGTTTGCTTTGCTTCTTTTTCATGTGGTTTACCAGGCTTTGCAGCTCCAGTGCCTAGGCGTTGTCTTGTCTGTTGCGTTATCGCAGTTGTGCCTGGCCCTGAAGTTCTTACGGCGTTCCGGGTTGTCGCGCTTGATTTCCATGTTGGGATCACCAAACCGCACCTTGATCACGGTGCCCTTGGGACTGCGGACATAGACAGCACTCTTCTTCTTCTCGCCGGGCGTGTAGAACGGCTTGTTGAGAGTGACCTTCTTTCCTTGGTATTCGGCCATATTAAAGAATGGATGCCTTTTCTTTCCTAAGCCTATTGAGCTTCTCCTGCACACTCTTGGCAGTATCTGAAACCGGCTCGATCGAAACGGAGACTGGAGATTTCGTATTCGTCTCCGCAGTACTCGCATTCACCGAGAGTATCGCGGTGTACTCGCCGCACCATTCTGTTGGAAGGACGGTAGGCCATGCGCTCGGCCTCCCGCTCGGCGGATACCTTCTGCAGGCGTTGTGGACGAAATACCGGCATTTGATGCACATCATACTGGTAGAGCGGGTTCCTCAACGACGGGCTGGGCCGTAGGCGGTGCAGGCTGAGGCGCCTGAATCTGCTGCTGCTGCTTTGGGTTGGGCAGCATGCCGGTGGACTCGAAGTAGGTCTGGATGTCCTTGCGGAGCTTACGAGCCTCGTTGGTGGCCACCTGCTCGTAGCCTTGGAGCAGAGAATCCAGCCGCTGCATGATGGCGTTCATGGCCGGCGGCGGGAACTGCTGACCCTGCTGCTGGGCGCCCTGCAGATACTGCATGATGACGCCGATGCGGCCTGCGAAGTTCTGGCCTGGCTTGGCCGGCACAGGAATGCCAACGAGCAGCGTGGGGATGAGCTTGGCCTCGTCCTCGAGTTCGTCCTGAGCCTTGTGTCCGGGATCCCGTAGGAGCCGCTTCACCAGAGTCGGGTCGTCCAGCTCCATGATGGACTTGTCCAGCTCGACCTGATCCACCCAGGGGCTCTGCGCGAAGAGTTGCTTGCGTGCGATCGCCTGATTGACCATGGCCTGACGACTGACCATGTCCATGCCTCCCTTGGGCTCGAGTTCATACTGGTCATGGAGGGCCACAGGATCGGCTGAGAGCGAATCTTCTGCGAAACGGTACTGCAGGCTCTGCTTGTCGTATTGGATGTAGAGGCTCCATGCCTGGCGATAGAGCTTCCCGAGCGACATGCGGAAAAGCCGGGCACGCAGATCGCCAGACTGCATGGACTGGGCATTGATCGACTTGATCTCGGTGGCAGTGCGACGATTGCTCTGGCCCTCAATCATCGAGTTGATGCCGTAGTCCGGCGTGCCGATGCGTTGCTCGGCGATGGCCCGCGTGTTGTTCATCTCGACGTCGAACGAGATGGGCGGCTGTGGCATAGTGACCGGCGCTACACCGTAGGGGAGGATCTGGCCGGGCTGAAAACGCAGGTTGATGCTGTTTGGCAGCTCACGCTCGGCGCGGAACAGTGGCCGGTTGTAGAGCGTCATGGCATCATGCTTGTGATTCCACATGGAGGTCATCGACAGCTCGAAAGGAGCAAGGATCTCGCAGATGCCACGAGGTGAGAACCAACCCTTGTCCTTGATCTCGTAGGGGAAATCGATGAAGGGAAGCTGCCCATGGTCATAGGGAAGTTCCATAGGCTCACGCAGGTCGATTGACTTATCTGCGGGTGAATAGGTGTAGATTTCCCACTTCCCAGCCTCGGTTTTCCGGTACACTTCCCAGACGATGATCATGTCCGGGTTGTTGGTGTAGGTGATGCCTTCCCGGAGGTTCTTGACGTCGGACTCGACGTTGGTGCCGGGGATGTTGTCCTCCTGCGGGTTGCCGCGGATCTTGTCGATGGTGGCCTTGTCGGATTTCCAGCCCATCTGACGCGCCATACGCTTATAGGCGGCCACGCTCATGGGCATGACCTGCACGGCCCAGTCTGCGTCCTGGAGATCGACGGTGTAGGCGGGGACGAGGAAGTAGAGAGGATCGATGGCGTCGAATCCGACCTTCTTGTCGCCCGGGTTCCAGAAGCACTTGATGACCGCCCGACCTGACATGAGGGTGTAATCGACCCAAGACAGGATCTCCTCCTGGAAGTTGGTCTTCTCTCGGATCTTATAGTTGAACCAGTCCTCGGCGACCTTGGTGTAGGCGTTAAGCTGCTGGCGCATGGGCACGAAACTGGCCACCACGTCCATTCCGAGCGCCTGCTGCAGGAAGAGCGGCTTGAGCTTCTCGATCTGGGTATCGATGAGCGGCCAGTGCATGTCGGATGCCTTGAGCCACGGCTTGTTCTGACGGCGCAGGCCGTGATGCCGCAGCTCGTACCAGCGAGACTGGCGCAGCTCCCAGGGCTGACGCTGATCGACAGCCTCTTCGATCTGACCATGCAAACCATTCCGCTGACTGTTGTTCATCATATGTGTCAATGCTTATCCGCCGACCTCACAACCTACAAGCGCACCCTCATCGCCGCCTTCCAGAGGGCCAATTTCATCCTCCATGCGTTCCAGGAGGCTACGACCGTCTTCACCGAGTGCTTTCATGTACTCGTCCATGCGTTTACCGCCACCGCCGCAGAACGCCAGCACCATGGCGTCGGCTCGGTCCGGTGACGCGATGCCTCTGGCCCTCAGTTCATCCTTGGATTCAAGCGCCAACTTGCCTTTTCCGTTGGTCCGGACCTTCCGGGTGATGAACTGGTTGATCAGGATGTCGTCATTGCCTGCCGGACCCAGATTGATCTCGTTCTTCTCAACGGATCGGCCGAATTCGATCCACATCTCGGCTCCCCGGGACACAAACTGGTCATCTCGGATGGCTTTCTCACCGAAATTGACCCGGCGGACGTCCCAACCCTCCTGTTTGAGCGCATCGCACATGACAACACCCATTCCACCTACATCTGCGTAGATATCCTCGGACTTCAGACCCCATTTCCGGAACTGATAGATGAATTTCCCAATGGAATTCATGGTATCGCGGTCCTTCCACGAGATCAGACCCTTCACCGTGTTACCCTGGCGCACGCAGAGCACGCTTTCGTCGCCGCCAGCGGAGAAATCGCAGCCTGCGGTGAGCCGATGCGCCTTCTCGTTGCTCTCAGGAGGCTGAGAGACCGATCTCTGCCAGTCCGCAGTTCGAACGGCTGTGAGCGAACCGTCGTCCTCCATGAATTCCGCATAGATCATGGACCGAACCAGCGGATGATTCTCGCCCCAACGCTGGAACTGCTCGTCGATCCAGTCCTTCTTGATGTGAGGGCAGTCGAATGCGGTGACTGTGAAGGTCTTCCAGCGGCCGTCATTACGCCTGAAAACCTCGTAGAAGTAACCGCCGGCACCGCCGGGGCTGGACATCATCAGAACCCGGCTGGGTTGACAGCGTTCCATCGACTGGAAGATGCCATCGGGCACCGCCTTGGCCTCATCGATGATGTAGAGCAGATTGTTGGATGGTCCTTGGCAGTGCCAGCCTTCTGCCTTCTCAGGATTGGACGCCGAGAACCCGATGCATCGGCTTTCCTCGCCCGGTTTGCAGCCTGCCCGCAGATAGGTGATCTCACCGTCGATGACCTTGAACCCGGAATCAGGTCCGCCAAGGCCATTGGTGTACCGCTTGATGTACGGCCAGAGGGCGTCGGCCACCTGACGATAGACGCCGGCGGTGCAGACGCAGAGTGCGCCCTTGAACATGACCAGGTGCCACACCACAGCGGCTGCTGCGACGATGCTGGTCTTGCCGGAGCCGTTGGCTGCCTTGAGGGCCACCCTGGAATGCTTGGCGCACAGGGCGTCGAGCACGTTCTCCTGCCATGGATACACCTCGAGGCCCAGCATGAGCTTCGGAAAGTTCCGCAATTCGCTCGCCTCTTCGATGAGCTTCTTGCGTTTCCATGCCGGCATCTTGCTCATACATCAACCGGCTCGAACTTCGCCAGGAACTCCTTGTATCTGCGAACGCACACCTTGCCTTTGCGCTCGTAGATGACGACTCGTTCCTTCATCTCACCGACCCTGAACTCGGCATTGTCGTTGAGCAGCTCGACAGTCTTTGTCGGCTCAGACCTGATCTTCCATTTCGCACTCATCAGTTGTTCCTCGAGATCCTCTTGTCCTGCACCTTGTCGATCAGATCGCTCAGGACATCGACGAACCGTTGCAGGTCTTCCTTGCCAGCCAATGCCCAGCGTTCGGTACGCAGCACTACATCCGGACCATCGCCGTGATCGATGATCTCGATCTCCAGCGTGTTGTGTTCCTCCTCGGTATCAGCCCCCGGATCGGTCGGCTGGATGAACGTGGCATTCATGGAATAGATCTCACTCATTGACTGATTTGTATTCGCTGAACCAGCGTCTGACCAAAGCCTCGTTGTTGCAGCGGGCCATCAGGAACCTCGCATCCTCACACAGCCGCTTGTAGATGACTTCCCGCATCTTCATCTGCTGCAGCTTGTCTTCCAGATCCTCTATCCGTTGTTCCTGTCCCTCTCGACGATCAGATCCTGACGCAGACGCAGATTCTCCCGGACCAGATGCGTGATGACGCGGTCCTGTTCCTGGATGTACGTCAACAGTGCGGGCAGCCGTTCGCATATCAGCTTGTCGTCCTCGAACCTGGGTTCCCGCTTAAACCTGTCCTTCACGGGCTTTTGCATCAGATGGTGGGTTCCCGGCTGCGGAGGAGCCCGAATTCAATTTCAGACCCACCACAGGAGTGCCGCAGCCGGCATCCCCACACTCATGGGAACGCGCAGATGCTTCCTCGGTCTTGCTCTGCTTGTCCACAGTCTTGTAGGTGATGCTCACCCCTTCTTCCAGCGATAGTGCCATGTCGGATAGACTCCTCTCCTGCCATTGGGAATGCGAAACTTCTTCTGCTCAATCGTGCCCAGATCAATTCCCTTACGGACCAACCTGATTGTCTGCGACACGCTCATGCCCCAATCCTTGGCCAACTGAGCCATCGTCTTCCACTCCTTGGGCACGCGCTCCGCCTGACAGCAGATGGCAGCCTTCAGTTCCTTCAGAAGCTGGGCAGAGTCCATACCTTCTCATGCTGCGGCCATTGATGCACATAGAGCTGTGCCTTGTCGTCGGTCACCTCTCCAAAGACGATCCCATGGGACCACGCCAACGTGCCCCGGCGGCGATGAGCGTACTCCATGGCAGGAACATCGGCCAACGTTCCGGGGGACAACGCGCACGGACCGTCACTCCGTCGACCCCAAGCTGCACCAGCCCGGTGGGCATGAGCCACGACACAGTTGCCCCAGGTCTCGGCTGAGTCCCGCAGGAAGTTCTCTGAGTAGAGTGTTCCATGTCCCCATTTGAATCCGCCCAGTTCATACCAGCAATTCGGCAACACCCCATGATGCTCGATGAACACCTTCGTATGCCTCTTGATCGGCTCGATCATGCGTTGCCATACAGCCTCAGCAAATCCGCGCACCACCGCGTTGTGATGATTCAAATACATCTTGGCTCGCTCATCATGGTTCCCGAGCGTGAACACCGTCGGCCTCAGATCGTTCAGGAACTTCCGACCCTGATCGATGTCGTCCATGTAGTCGTCGGCCGCATCTGCGTTGCTTGGGTTGGCCAGTGCTCCAGCTCTGAGCGCAGACAGATCATACCCATCACCCAGGTGAATCACATGCGCCGGCTTGTAGCTGTCGCGGAAACGCAAGACCGCAGCCAACGCCTGCTTGTTGGCCCGCGATCCATGTGAACAGCCCACCGCCATCACGCG